AACTTCACGTCTGCTGAATTGACCATGCAGTTAGATGACTTTGGCGAGCGCGTGCTTAAACCTCGCGTAAGCCAATTAGCGTCTAGCGTTGACTTTGACGTTGCTTCTAACGTCTACAAAAGCATTTACAACTCAGTCGGAACCCCAGGCACCACGCCCGCGACTTCGTTTGTAATGCTGCAAGCCAACCAAAAGTTAAACGAAACTGCTGCGCCAATGGATCAGCGTTATTTGACTTTGAACCCTGCGGCTAACGCTGGTTTGGTTGAAGGCATGAAAGGCTTGTTTAACCCTGCTGGCACTATCAGCAATCAGTTCAAGTCTGGCTTGATTAAGGAAGGGCTTTTGGGCTTTGACGAAATCAATATGTCGCAGTCAATCTCTAATCACACGACTAGCACATTACCAACTAGCCCGATTGTTGCCACGACTGTGTCTACACAAGGCACTTCGTCATTGTCAATTAGCTTTACAAGTGGTTCACCCACTTTCAAGCAAGGCGATGTGTTTACCATTTCCAGCGTGTATGCGGTCAACCCACAAACCCGTCAATCGACAGGTTCATTGCAACAGTTTGTCGTAACTGCTGACGTATCTGTATCGTCAACAACTACCGCAACCTTGAGCATTAGCCCTGCGATTTATACTTCAAGCAACGCTTTGGCTACCGTGGATTCTTTCCCACAATCTAGCGCAACCTTGACGTTCTTGGGTAGTTCGTCTACAGGGTATCCTCAAAACTTGGTATATCACAAGAACGCCATTGCTTTTGCAACGGCTGACTTGATTATGCCAACCAATGTGGATATGGCTTCGCGTCAAAACCATAACGGCATTTCGATGCGTATTGTTCGCCAATACGACATTAACAATGATCGTCTACCTTGCCGTATTGACGTATTGTATGGTTACGGCGCAATCCGTCCTGCAATGGCTGTCCGTATGTGGGGTTAAACAAGTGGGGGATTTTTCCCCCGCTTTTATCTTTTTAAGGAAAATATCATGGCACTCCCAAACGTAGGCGGCGGCTATCAATTTAATGATGGCAACGTCAATGAAATTTTGTTAGACACGCAAGGCGCACCTGCAACAGCAACCACGACAGCAACCCTTGCGGCGGCTGACATTACCAATGGTTTGATTGTTGCAAGCCCAGGCACTTCTGCCGCTTCTTATACGTTGCCTACGGCAACCCTCCTTGATGCGGCAGTTAACAATGCCAAAGTAGACTCTGCCTTTGAATTTGGCATTGTCAACCTTGGCACATCAAGCGGTGCATTGACCATTGTGGCGGGCACAGGCTGGACTCTAGTTGGTTCAGCTACCGTGGCTATCACATCGTCAGCACGCTTTATTGCCCGTAAAACGGCAACAGGCGCATGGACACTCTACCGAGTGTCTTAACCTGATTAGAGGGCGGCTACAAAATAGCTGCCCTCTTTTGTTGAAATTTATTATGCAAGGATAGAACGACATGGCTACCGCAGGCGATATTATCAACGGCTCTTTGCGGTTAATTGGCGTACTTGCTGAAGGCGAAACACCCTCTGCTGAAACATCGGCAGACGCATTGACCGCCATGAATCAAATGATTGATTCTTGGACAACCGAACGGTTGATGATTTACACCACGCTCGAGCAAACTTTTAGTTGGCTACCAAACAACATTAGCCAAACTCTAGGGCCAAGTGGTGATTTTGTAGGCGTGCGCCCATTGAACATGGATGATGCCACCTATTTTCGTGATTCCGCAACAGGCATTTCATACGGCATTAAACTCATCAATCAACAACAATATGATGGCATTGCCGTAAAAACAGTCACAAGTACCTATCCACAAGTCATGTGGATTAACACAAATTACCCCAACATTGATATGCACGTTTATCCGGTGCCAACTAAGGTACTAGAGTGGCATTTCATTTCTATTGACCCGCTAGATCAACCCGCTACGCTTGCGACAGACTTGGCGTTTCCGCAAGGTTACTTGAGGGCATTTCGCTATAACTTAGCGGTAGAGTTTGCGCCTGAGTTTGGCGTTGAAGCCCCTGCTTCGGTGCAGCGCATTGCTCAAGTGTCTAAGCGCAATATCAAGAGTAATAACGATCCGGGCGATATTATGTCGCTGCCGTACTCTATTGTTGCGACGCGGCAACGCTTCAATATTTTCGCAGGGAACTACTAATGAAATCGCCTTTATTAGGTTCGGCGTATGTAACCCGTAGCGTGAACGCTGCGGATAATCGCATGATTAACCTAATGCCTGAAATGATTGCAGAGGGCGGCAAAGAACCTGCATTTCTCATGCGAACGCCCGGACTTCGTACTGTGCTTGAGATTGGGCTTGGGCCAATTCGCGGGCTATGGCAATACAACGGCTATGGCTACGTTGTGTCGGGCAATACGCTGTACCGCATTGATACGTCCTACAACATCACAACTTTGGGTACTGTGGCCAACGATGGCCCTGTATCTATGGCTGATGATGGCAATCATTTGTTTGTGGCGTGTAATGGCGATAGTTTTGTCTACAATGCTACGACTGGCGCATTTGCTCAAATTACTGATTCTGATTTTGAGGGTGCGCTAACGGTGTCGTATTTGAACGGCTATTTTGTGTACATTCAGCCAGATAGTCAAATAGTTTGGGTGACAAGTTTGCTTGATCCGACTTCGATTGATCCGTTGGACTTTGCAAGCGCAGAGGGTAGCCCTGATAACTTAGTATCTTCCATTACTGACCATTCTGAAATTTGGCTATTTGGCACAAATTCGGTTGAGGTTTGGTACAACAATCCAACGGCAGGGTCGGGTTTTCCCTTGCAGCGTATTCAAGGCGCGTTTAACGAGATTGGTTGCGCTGCAACATTTTCGGTTGCCAAGTTGGACAACGGCTTATTTTGGCTTGGCGCGGATAATCGCGGCAAGGGCATTGTCTACCGTTCGCAAGGCTATACGGGCGTGCGAATTAGCACCCATGCGGTTGAATGGCAGATTCAGCAATACGGCACAATTAGCGATGCCGTGGCGTACACCTATCAACAAGACGGTCATGCGTTTTATGTGTTGACGTTCCCAACAGAGGGCAAAACGTGGGTGTATGACGTTTCTACCCAAGCGTGGCATGAAAGGGCGGGATTCTTGAATGGTGAGTTTATACGCCATCGTGGTAACTGCCAAATGGCGTTTAACGGCGAGATTATTGTGGGCGATTTCGCAAGCGGCATTTTGTATGCTTATGACTTAGAAAATTATGCCGATGGTGCGCGTGCGAACAAATGGTTACGTTCATGGCGTGCATTGCCAACGGGTACAAACAATCTCAAGCGTCAAGCGCATCACACTTTGCAACTAGACTGCGAAACGGGTGTTGGGCTAATCAATGACGTTGAGCCTAGCGTCATGCTGCGATGGTCAGACGATGGCGGGCATACTTGGTCGAATGAGCATTGGAAAACAATGGGCGCAATAGGCGAGTATGGCAAGCGTGTCATTTGGCGCAGGCTTGGCATGACAACAAAACTTCGTGACAGGGTGTACGAATTATCGGGTACTGATCCGGTTAAAATAGCCCTGTTAGCGGCTGAATTAGACGTACAGGCTACCAATGCCTAACGCCACTCAAATTCCCGCGCCTAGAGTGCCTATAGTCGATTCTGCAACGGGTTTAATGTCGCGTGAATGGTTTAGGTATTTTACTTCGGTGTATGAGCAATTAAATGTCGGTGTTTCCGGTACGTTTACAAGTGCAGACGGAAAGACTATTACTGTTACAAACGGTGTCATTACGGAAATCACATAATGTCAATCAACATATCATCATTTGCAGGGGCGGGGGCGCAATTCTTTGACGCCAATGGCGATCCCTTGTCGGGTGGATTGCTTTACACCTACGTTGCGGGTACGACTACCCTTGCCACGACTTACACTTCAAGCTCAGGCACGACAGCCAATAGCAATCCGATTGTGCTTGATTCGGCGGGGCGTGTGCCGTATGAAATTTGGCTAACGGGCGGTGCGTTCTATAAGTTTGTGTTGAAGTCTAGCGCAAGCGTGTTGATTGGCACTTACGACAATATCCCCCCAATTAACGATACTTCGTCAAACAGTAATTTCTTAAC